ACGCAGAATCAACAGAATTACGGACGTAACCCTGCCACACTGGGGGAGCGTCCCCGGTTCATCCCCGGATCAAAGGATGCAGTCAATTCGAGGCTTCGAATTGAACGTCGAAGGAACATATTCGATCGGCTTTCCCAAATCGGGAAGGTAGCAGCACTGATGTGTAGTTCGATCCTAACCGGGGTCGAAGATGGCGAAGTCATTCGCCTAGTGGAATCAACCAATTCAAAGGTTGTTTTTAGGGAGTCGGCAATGGCCAAGTCCCAGACGCGTGAAGTCAATGCACGCATTGCGGCCCTCGAAACCGGGGACTACAAGCGGCTACAGTCGGCCGTTAAAGATTACGGGAATATCCTATGTCTTTCAATCGGGGATTTGAATGACCCGATAATGCTAGAAAACTTCTGGCAGTTGAAGAGGTGGTGCTATAGGCACGGCTCCTCGAACGTGGACCAAGTGTGCACGTATCTTAAGTACTTGACTAAGATGCCACAAGCAATTTTCTTGTGTTGCGAGCTCCCAGAAGTGGAGAGCTACTTCCCCTCGTTTGGGAAATATAGACATCCTTATGTCTACGGGGAGTTGGAATTCATCTCCCTCTACGACCATAGAAGGGTCGAACCCATGGAGCTTAAGCAATATGAGGTCCTGGCGCAACTTGCGGCAGGAACAAGGGCAGGTCCATACCCTTCTTTGGACGACATTATAATAAGTGTCGATAAGACCATCAACTTGGTGGTCAAGCGCAAGGTCATAGAGCCAAGCGCCTTAGATGCCCATAGGAGGGCACTAGAGTCATTCCAATATCTCGTTGGAACGGTCGCGGACACGAGTACGCATATATCTCTCTCCAAATCTGGGGCCTATGAGATTTCCCGCGAGAATGGCGGAAGAGGTGGATACCTTGTCTCCCTTGCAAAGGAGTTATGCAGCTGCGATGTTCGCAGTTCTCTTGACCTAATACTAGGTCTTAAGGATGCCTTCGGAAAGACGGTGTTGGACCCGCTAGTTTACGAGTCCGCAAGGAACCGAGATGGTCCCTTAACCTTTGGGGAGGTAGCATACCTGAGTATTCAGGAATGGGCAGTCAATAACGCCCTCGAGTTGGCCGGACCGGACAAAGTACCTCAGCATCTTGCCGAGATAATACTCCTGGTATCTTCCAGAGAGTTAATGCAGTACGGGGAGTACTACAGAACGGAGTGCCTTTTCCAAGGCTGTCCGCTCTTCGTCGAACCGACGGAATACCAACCAACGGTTGATTCGTTACCTTTAACGATGTCTGTCAGCCTAGAGGCCCCCAGGAAAACCAGAATGCCATCTGGTGCAGTCTCCGCATACACGGAGGTAGGTCAGGTGTTTAACAACATACTGAGGACACATCTGTCTAAGGATCAGACACTGCGGATCGGCTTCGACGAGGCCGACAAACTTTGGGAAACTCTCAAAGAGTATAGAAAGAAATATCCTTCTGGAGAGCTGTCAAGCTTCTTCCTGAGTGCCGACCTAACGGAAGCCACTTATAACATTTCGCACGAGATCCTCGATGCGAACATGGACTCGATCGACTTCATGCTTAGAGACATCCCGGCTTGGGGCGTATTCCGGAAGCTATTCCGGGTCCACAGAAGAACTATGGACATGAGTCAACTTGAAAGAGATGGCTACTGGTTCGGAGAATCCGAAGTGCAGTCAGAGAGCGGGAGCTTTATGGGAGATGTATTAAGCTTTATACATCTTAGTCTAGTGATGAAATCACTATCGTATCAAGCAATGCCTGAGCAATCTCGGAAGGATATTTTTCAACCGAGGAAAACACCGATAATGCAGTCGGTGGGAGATGACCTAGTGATGCTAGGTATCGATGAACGAACTGGAAAGCGGTTCGTAAGCTCCGCCATCGCAATGGGGCTTGAATTGAGCAAGATTAATGCTCTCAATAGGTACACAATGACTTTTTGTGAACAATACGCTTGTAGTCCAAGCGACTTCGACGAAGTCTCGTCGAGCAAACATCGAGAGTCGGTGTTTGGGAATCTTATCTTTTTAGATGTAATCAAAGGTTCAATTTTGACTGGAAAGTCAAAAATTAAGGTAGACGGGTCGTCTCCTTTCTTAGGGCATGCGAAGATGCTCAATAAGCAGATAGCTTATATAGCCGACGAAGTCAAGGCTAGGAGGGCGAGGGTTCTCCTATGGGTTGCGAATTATCGCGACTGTATAGGTATCGGGGTCGCCCGATGCCATCTCCCGGAGATGCTGGGAGGACTCAATGTTGCCGTTGGGGGGTGTGAGAAGTTCGACTCACAGATGATGCAAACGCATTATGTGCCATACCTGATCGGTATGCTTAGGCTCCCAAGAAGCGAGTTCCTTACTCATCAGTTGATGCTGTCGAGTATATTTAAGGCAAATCCTAAAGGTTTCCGCTGGGAAGCGGAAGAAGAGCAGTTAGCTCTTATCTTGTCGAATGCGAGGATCGTCGATCAAGACGATTTGGGTGTGCCGGAGCACATATTGAGAGGGCCGACTTCTGGCCTCTTAAGCTTCATCAAAAAAGAAGGCTTCATATCCATGGCTCAGTTAGCCGAGGAGATCTCGAGGAGGGACACCTACCTTAAGCTTTGGAGGGGGGAAGAGCAACCCGCCTACATGACGCTCACAACTAAGGGCGTGGGAGAGAGACACAGGCGTGTCTGGGAAGGGATCAGACGATCCGTTAGACCGGTTAGAGAGCCGATGATTACTAGCTTTGGAAGGCTAGAGAAACTGTTCCAGTTGAACACCTGGGGAGCTTACATCCACAGAGACGATCCTTCGATCGCCATGGCAATGGCAGGTATGCCATCGCTATTCTTAAATTTATAAGAGGCTGGAAAGGACTTTCCATAAACCACGGTACTTCATAATACCTAATGGCTGGGGGACCCCCTAGACCATATTAGAATACAAGTAGTATCTAAACTTCTT